AAGCTAACCAATGTGGTTTAAGTTTTTCAAATAATGTTCTTTCTAAAATGGTCAATCGACCAAATATAAAACCTGTTAAATCCTTCAATTTTCGCATATTAATACCTTTTATAGGTATTATATCATTTATGGAAGGGTTTAACAACGTCATACTTTTACGTAATATCCTACGGCGTTAAAATTGATTGTTTGTCCTGCGACGCCTAAAGCTTGAAGTATAATGTCATTACCTGAAGCAACAAGGTTCATGCTAGCGGCTAATAAAGTTGCATCCTCGTCGTTATCTACAAATGCTGAAGCAATCACTGTTGCAGTTGCTCCGTCTGTTCTAGCAGAACCAAAAACGTTATAACCGACACCATCACCCGTTGCAGTATCTCTGCCCGTAACATCGAAACTGAAGCGGTAAACTGCGGCAGAAGCTCCTAAATCAAAAGTAATGATATCTCCAGTTACTGCACCTGTAACAGGAACGGGAACAGCATTATATAGTCGATTGGTAAGCTCATAAGTAATCGTGTTACCTGAAGCTGTCGTCTGAATGCCTAGGATATTATTATCTTCGGAGCTTCCTCCAAAAACATTAATAACATTAACTGCGGCAGTTGCTGTACCTGAATCGGCTTGGAAGGTTATAGGAATAGTGGGAGGTGAGATTCCGTTTAGATTTTTATAAATCTGGCTCATTATACTCCCTGTGGGACAGCGTAAGTATAAGAAATAGAAAAATCACCAGTACCAGCGGCACCAGTGGCAAAAAAAGACATGCCTTGACGGAAGGTATAATTGTCGGCTATGCCGTGATTAGCCCGCATATCTAAAACCAAGGCTTCACCTGCTGGGAAGGTATGCCAGACTTCATCTTCTTTATTTCCGATAGAAATAGCCACTGTACTTTGATTGTCAAAAACAATATGTACGGGATTATGAAGTAGCGTCCCTATTAGATCGGCTGAACCTGTTAGTCCGGCGGAGTCAATGATTAACTCTTCTCCTAATTCGGCTAGTCTTGAAAGGTTAATCGTCATTATTTTTTCTTACCTTTCATCATTTTTTTGATTAAAGCTTTATCCTGCTTTTCATCTGCATACTTCATGCCTTTGGATTCATCCTTTTTAGCTTTCTTACCTTGTCTTTTCATCAATTAACCCTTGTTTTTTATAAACCTGAAGTGATTACGCGATAGGAAACTTTTACAATCAAAGGACTGTTTCCAGCTCCAAAGTTACTTCCCAAGTTATCTAATACTAATGCGGCATTATCAGCTGCTGAAGCAGCAACAATTGCATCAGCGGCAGGAATAGCATTTGTTATGGTGTCAGCGGTTTGGTCGATAAATCCTGTGCATTCAACCGTTGAGCTAACTTGTACACCCGCAGCATCGGTATATTTAATACCTAGGTTATCCCCTGCTTCGGTATAACCAATGCTGTTGTAATCTAAGATAAATTGAGCTGAAAGAAATTCAATATATTGACCCACACCAGGGGCAGCCACTAATTCAACGGGAGTAGTTGCTAAAGTTAGAACATCTCCTGTTGCAATAGTTACGGTAGCTGTTTGGAGGTAGCTTTCATCAATTTCTAAGTTTAAAGTTCCAGCGCCTAATGTTGTAGCAACAGATGAATTTGTTGAGGTAATAGTTGCAAAAACAGGGTCTGCACCGGTTGAACCAACTAAAACTTGACCATCTGTACCAACGGCTAAAGGTGTAACTGCGCCAACTCCTGAACCTACCATTACGCCATGATCTGTAATGGTTTGTAAGCCTGTACCACCGTTAGGTACAGTTAATTGACTAGTTAATGTTAGATTTGCTGCTACGACCGCACCTGTACCATCAGGTGTTAAATTTATATCTCCATCGGTATCAGTAGATGAAATTGTATTTCCATCAATATTGATGTTATCAATATCTAAAGAAGCACCTGTAATGGATGTAGTAGCTTCAATGGAACCAGGAGCGATAAAAACAGCTGGAATGGTAAAAGTTGAAGTTCCTGCGGTTTCTGTAATCGTAATCTGATCGGCAGTACCGACAAGATCGTAGTTACCTGCAACACCGGCATTAGAGTTAATGGTTTCAATCTCGCCACCAGTGGAGGCACCTACTAAAATCCATGTGGCAGAGTTAGCAACCACGTCACCTAACTGATAAATTTCAGAAGCTGAACCGTTTTTGTAAATCCAGATATCCCCAAGACTAAAACCTTGAAAATCGCTTGAGATGGGTGCTCTTAGAAAAACTTGAACATTACCGGGTGTTGGGGCTTTTACCCCTGTATAAGCTAGCCCGTTAGGAGAGACATTGGGGTATGCAGTCATATTAACCTCGTTTTAAACCGCATGTTAGGTAAACGAAGAATATGAGCTAAATATTATTTAGTTTTTTATTTTTATTTTTTAATCGACGTAGTTTACGTTTTCTTTTAGATTTTTTAATTTTACCGTATGGGTCTTCAGGATAGGTAGCTCTAGGCATTATTTATCTTTAAATTTCTTTTCGTAATTACTATTTAGTTTATTATAGTTTTTTAAAAAAACCTCTGAATTTTCAGCTGCGGCAGCTGACATAGCCTGCCAGTAATATCTAGCTAAATTAGGGTCGCTGTAAACTCTTTGTGCAATTTGCATTGTTTTATAAGCCGCCGGCGCTACTACCGCTGCACCACCAGTAATAGCAGCAGGTAATCCTGCTAACTTTGCCCCGCCATATCCAAAAAGAGCAGCTAATGGGGTAGCAGCTAATTTTGCGTTTGGACTGTTAAATAAATTTTTTGTGAAATTTCCTATTGCCTCACTTCGATGAATAGCTGAAAAAGCGTTTACCCCATTTTGCCATGATCTTATGGCATTAGGATTAACAGGATTCCCAATCGCATGTATTTCTTCTCTAACAGCATCCCGAACTTGATTTATATTTCGGACAGCAGCTCTTCTATCGGCTCTATTAAGTTGGAAAAGTCCTCGATCTCTTTTAGCTGCATTAATTGCATCATATCGGCGCATTAAATCGTTTATTCCTATCTGTCCATTTTGAATATCTATTCGGATATTATCTATAGTTTGGGCTGCTAATGCAGACCTTGGATCACCAGCAGAAAAATTATTTTGAATATTGTTTAGTGTGTTTTGCATCCTAGGGACATTAGCTCTAACATTATTATTAAAACCCTGTCTCCCTTCATTCATAAGTTCCGCTGCAAAACCTGAACCATTGATATTTGTCGCCAAGTTTAAAGACACCCAAGTAGCTAATTTAGCCCAATCCCCTTTCTCTTCATTAAAACCTAAACCTTCCACGGTTTCTTTAGCTGCATTAGCTGCAACAGGAATACCAACATTATTTATTAATCTTCTTGAAGTTGTTGTACCTCCCCCTCTACCTCTCAAAGCTGCTATATCGGCAGCAGTATTTTGGGCAATACTTGTCCATTTACCACGTGGTTTTGTATATCCTCCCGTAACGACATCAATTCCTTCTTTTAATTTATGAGAACTGGGGGGTAAACTAGTTGTTGCATTAGAAGTTCCATAAACAAAATCTTCCCATCTCTCTTTACCGATAAAATCTCTTATAGCTTCACCTAAACCTGTGTCACTATCTGGAATTTTAGCTAAAGTGTTTTCAGCGAATGCAAGAACATCACCTGCACGCGTTACAGGATTAGCATAAGAAAAAGCAGTTGCAGCTAATCCAGATAAATCTTGCACAAAGTTTTCCAATTGTCCGGGTTCTTCTTTATACCTATAAGTATCGTTATTAAGAAAACTACTCCAATCTAATTGTTTTTCTTCCTCACTTTGTTCTTTTTCTTTAAAAGGAATACCTTTGTTTTCTAAAGTGTTTTCTTCACTATTCAAATTTTGAAAGCTTTCCCAACTAGGCTCTACCATATTCTTTTACCTTGATTTTTTTCCGCAAATTCTATTGATTTTGGATCGTTGGGCACGAAAGAAATACCACCTTGAGGGTTAAAAAAAGGTACCGTATTAGGGGGAACGGCTTTTATTTCTGTTATTTTTCTAAATTCATCAGATATCTTATTTAATTGAGGTTCAACATTATCTAAAACTTCTCTTTCAAAATCTATTGGATAATTTTTCCCTTTTTCTTGGTAAGATTTTTCTAAACTTCTCATTTCTTTGTAAAAAACTTCTTTCATTTCTCCAAGTTTTAGAAGATTAGAGGCAATCATTCGTCTACCTTCAGGACTATTAACAAGCCTAGGAATAGTTCTTAAAAAGTTATCCACTTCAACTTTTAAAATTCTACTACCATAAGTGTCTGGTAAACCTTTTAAAAGGTCTTGAGAAGTTTTTTCATAAACTTCTGAAGTTGGGCTGTCTACAACGCCGATCGGTATATCAAAAGCTTCTAAAAATGTAGCTGCACTAGGCGATATAAGTTCTTCATCAGTATTTAATTTCTGAAGCTGTTGTATTTTAGGTTTCGTATCACTTATCCAGCTTCTATAAGCAGAAGAAGTATCTTGAATAAAGTCTTTCGATCTTTCATAACTTCTATCAAATTCTTTAGTGGTATTTTCTTGCGTCTTAGCTCTTTGATCGCTTATAGTTTTTGCTTGAGCAGGAGATAAACCAGCTCCCCCTTTATCTAAAGGTCTTACAAGTTCAGCTTGCAAATCTTCAGGACGTATATCAGGATTATTTTCAATGATATTTTTAACTGCTTCGGTTTGTTCAGTCGGTAAAATATCCGAAGTCTTACCTCCAGAAGCTGCTTTATTGGCTTTAGTTTGAGCCGTTTTGGTCTTCATGTACTCCATCAAATCTTTAGTTCCCCAACCTTCAGGAACCTTAATACCTTCTTGTTGACCAATTTGTTGAGCAGCGACTTTGTCTTTCAATAAAGCTTGTTCAGCTTTTTTAGCCTCAAAGCCTGCTATTAAAAGCTTTTGATCTTCTTGGGAAGCTTTTTGAACGGATTTTAAAAAGTTGATTGGATCATCGGTTCCATTCTTTTCTAAAGAGGAAAGAGCTGAATCAAAAATTCTTTCACGATTTTTAGATTCGATGTTCTCACCGATTTTCTCCATGACGTTTTTACCGGCTTCAGCCCAAACGTTAGGATTTCTTGGCATCGTAAACATTTAAATCCTTTTATCAAATAGATTAGCAATATCCCATAACATATCTTCACCATTCCAGCCTTTAGCGGCGTTAGCTAAGTTGGTAGCGGCTCCTGGAACCATTGCGTTAAGAGCGGACTGTTTACCCTCTTGCATGTAAGGAGAGGTTGTCTGTGTTAACGCTAAGTTATTATATTGCATTAGCTTATTCATAGCAGAATCACGTAGGTTTGCTCTCATCGTAGCCAGATCCCCTGAAAGGCCGCGTCCTGCTTGAGCTAAGGATTGATTAAAAGCTGAAGAGTCTCGTGCACCTATTCCAGAAAATCGTTCGGCTAATTGAGGTACGGTTCTGGTATTAAACTGCTCCATCATCGGTCTTTCAAAATCTTCAAAAGCTTTGGGATCGTTGCTTAAAATGCTTTTGATGTAGTCGAAAGCTTCGGGATTTAACTCTGAGGCTCCTTGATTGTAAGAGCCTATTAACTTCATTTGTTCAGGATTATATAAGGGATAGTTTTTGATTTTAGGCTTCTTGTCTTTACCTCCAAAAATTCCTCCTCCTAAAGCACCAAGGACTCCACCGGCAGCAGCGCCCCAAGGTCCAAAAATTGAACCTGTTGAAGCCCCTGACACTGCACCTGATCCTACGCTACCCCAATCCATAATTCCTCAATTTTTAAGATATTCTAAAACGATTATCCCTGAAGTTATCGCAGGTGCACCGCCTCCTTTCGTCACTATAACTTGAGTGCTAGTTACATCCAATTGTATTTGATTAGCTAATGTTGTACTAACATAAGGTAAAGGAAAGAAGATAGTTCCGTTAGTTCCTCCACCAGATATTTTATAGAAAATAACTGCCCCAGTAATATTGTGATTGAAAGTTAGATTCGCATCTGAAACTTGAAAAACTTTCCTAAAAGCTTGTCTTTTTTTTTGTGGTTGATCTGAAAAAAACTGATTTCCATTTTGGATTTCTACAAGATCGTAAGTCGAGATTGTACGGTTATTCACGGCATTAGCCATCTCGGTATGGCTACTCTGAAGCACTCCTTGCATCTGCTCATTATCAAGCGTATAGTTTTTGAATGTCGGAACAAAGGTCGTCTGGATAGTCTGGCTTGAGGTATTATTCATAAGAAAGTACCTGATTGTTCAAAGTGAAGAACAATGCCATGAAGGATAATACTAGAATTGACATATTTACGATCCTGATCCATCATCTGCTCGTTAGTCATCTTTAACTGAAGTTGAAAGGTATCTCCGATCACTTGGTAATATTGCCTTTTCCAAATCTGGGGCTGTGAAAGCTGGATAGGATATAAAACTTCCGGAGCTGTAGAAATGACATTACTTCCCAAGGGTATCAAAGGATTTATCGTTATGTTTTCATCAGTATTATTCATCGGCAACTGATTATCCATGTTCACATAAACATTAGCAGAAATGGCCCCATTAGCAGTTCTATCAAGAAGATAATCCGCTTTTACTAAGGAAACTTGATCCCCACTTTCCCAATAAGGGTTAAACTGCTTAGTGATGATATTGATATTCTGAAGCACTTCAAAAACTCCACCACCTAAATAAGTCCCGCTTAAAGGAACCGTACTTTGAAAGGTAAAGGTATCGGCTGTGGGTGTAGTCCTTAACTGAATGACTTGGCCATTAAACTGGGTAATTCCTATAGCTCCCGAAATATAGATGATATCAGTATTTAGGACGTTGTGGTCGGGAGACGTTACCGTAATAGTATAAGGACCTGATCCACTAGAAGAAAATGAGGAGATATACCTTGTTTGGTCAACTCCGTTATCAGTAGGATTAAGTTGCATCACAAAACCCTGCTGATTTCCAGCAATAATCATGTTAAATCTAGCCTGGTCTTGTCCCGAGTTCCATGGAACTTCCCACTCAGTCCATGTTTGATAAGGAAGGGTTGCCCAGATATAATCCACGGTTCTTTGGAAGTATCCGTAACAGGTAAAAGACTCATTAAAGAAACTGAAGCAATTATCTCTATAGTTATAGGTTAAGACCTTATTAGGGAATTTATTCTGAGTGAAAGAGGGATTAAATTCAGGGTAAGTGAAGTAGGATAATTCCAAGTAAAAGTCTCTAATTCCATAGACTCTTTGGGTTCCTTCCGTGTCGTTTTTAATCTGAAAGACGGTATCGGGTATGGTTTCATCTATTCTAGCAACTGATTGTCCGTTGGTTGTATGTACACCGTTATTACCAACTGCAACAACACCATTATCAAATCTAACTGATGAAAAAGTGGATTCTGCACCAAGTTCAGCGTTAATTCGTTGCCATACAAATGGAAGGACATCATTACCGGTATAAACTATTTTCCAAGTAGATTTTTCAAAGTAAACGATAATCTCATCTTTTAAAGGGGCGGCTCCTACTATCCTCTCATTGGTAGCGGCATTAACAAATCCTCCATAGCCTACTTGGTCATCTCTCCAACCTTGTGCAAAATCTAATGGTGTTCCATTTTGGCACCATCTCAATCTTTGGGGATAATTTATCACCATGTTAGAGGCATTGGTTTCAAGGGTATTTAAAAGTAAAAGTCGTCCTTTAAAGGTTAGGATTATCAAACATCCTGCTACAAAAGAAATGGTGTTAGTGGCAGGCATTGCGTTTTGCCAAGTAATTCCGTTGTAGTAACGGATACCATCTTGATCTGCGATATTTATATTTTGTGGGACAATTATAGCCGTCATGAGTCCATTAGTTCCAGGGGTACCATCAGGAAATACGGCTGTAAATGGGTTACCGGCAACTGTTACAGTACCAAGAACATTAGTAGGTAAATTTCCAGCACCAGCAGTTTTATTGATAAGATAAAATGTATCTCCGACTTGAAAATTATTAGCAACTGAAGTAGTTAAATTAGCGGTGGTAGGAGGTCCTGCGACATATCCACCTACAGTTGTTAATGTATAGGTATGTTGTCCCGGGATGTTATTGGTCACCCAGAACAAATCTAAGTCAGCTTGATCTTTAAAGTAGTTACAAGGCCAAAAAAAGTTGTAATCATCTCCTGTCCATACTGTTGGCAGTGTTGAAGGGGCTTCAATCCACCCATTAGGAAGGATAAATATATAGGCATATCTGGTATCGAAGGCAATTGTTTGCTCATTATTAATGGAGATATCGGTTGAAAGCTCTCTCATCAATAGACCCATGACAGGAAGATTCGGGAAGTAGGAGTAAGTAACGGTAATATCCCCGCCACCTACGGCTACACCAGGACCTAAAACTATAACTACAGCACCCGTGACATAATTAATGGAACTTCCTGCGGAAACCCCTAAACCTGTAACGGTAAAACCACCTTGTCCATTATCTGTAAAGGTAGCATCATCAAATGTTGAAATTGTGATGACTACGGTTCCTGGCTTTAAAGCAGCGTTAGGCTCATTAGCTAGATAAGTAGTAAGCAGGTTAAAGTTGTAAATCTGTTGAGCCGCAACCGTGAGTCCTAAAGACTCATCTTCTATGGTTCGGGATAGTCTACCTAAAAGGGTATATCCTGGCTTTTTACGTACGCGACCACGGAATGTATAGGCATTCGTCATGGTTTGAAAAGCTTTCTCAGGAAGCATGAACGGCTTAAGATTCTTTTGTGCGGCTACATCCCAAGGTCCAATAAACTTAGGTTGCATTAGCCGATTCCTATAGCCATCCATCGGATAGCTCTTCCTGCGGTATTACTTTCATTTTCAAAGTTGAAGCTAAAAGGAGTTACATCAGAAAAAGCGAACTTATAAAGTGAACCATTAAACGTAACTCTAATGGCACTTAGTGAATAAGGGTTCGCTGCAAAAGGAAGTGGAAAGTTAATGGTAGTTGAATGTCCAGTCGTTAAAGTTCTACCATATTGTAAAATAAGACCACCTGGAAGAAAGGTCCACCCACCTACTTGAGTACCTACATAGTTAGTATTTGTACCAAACCTCGTGTAGTAGTTAGGATCGGCATCAGGAGTAGTGGTTAACCGATAAATATTTGTAGTCCCATCCCTTATCATGGCAAGTTCAGATCGCGAAGCATAATCCTTACCAAACATAAGACTTTCACCAATGATAGTAGGAGGAGTTCCCGCTTGAACAGGATACGTTGATTTATTGTGTTTACCCCTATTAGTTACATCTGAGATAGCCACATGGTCAAAATCTAAATCTTCTTGAATAGCGGTAAAGTTTCCCAACATTAACGGTTGATCTTGGGATGGCCTGTTCCCAGCAGCGGGTATTCCAGGGGTAAATGTGCTCATGTTTTCCTCATGTAAAACGGCTTTACATCAAAATGTTCCAAAGTAATTCCCTTGCTGATATTGGTATTGCTCGGTGTAGATCGTTGCCGATCTCATCTCAGATTGTTGTACAAGGGTTCTTCGGTTGATTAAATTTTTATATCTTTCAAAGAGGGGACCAAAGCTTTGAATAAGTTGAAAATCTCCTCGATCTTCAAATATCTTTATAGCCGCTCCCATTGCTATGTACTGCCACCATTCTTTTAACTTAGGGTCGTCATTATTTTGTAAAAGTGCGGTAGGCTTTTGATAAGCATCCATAGTTACGGTGTAGACCTGATCGGGTATAGGTCGAAGAGTGAAAGTTGTGTCAAAATAGAGCAGGGCAGCAGGACGCGATGCGACATAAGGCACTACTTGAGCAACAATATCTTCTCCTGATAAGGGTGCAGAGGTAAAAGTAACATTGAAAGCACCTGTGATATAGTCTACAGTTCCAGAAGATGTACCTGTTCCTGATAACACTCCTAAACCATCATCGGTCACATATTGATCTCCAGCACTAACCAGAACCATACCCGCAATGATTGGGATATTCATTACGGTAAAGGGGAAGTTAAAAGTTCCTCCATCTCCAGATCCGACAGTTTGAATCTGTCTTAGTTTAGGGTATTGTCTAAAAAATTCTGTTTCAGATTGAGAAAGATAGCTTTCATAACCAGCGATATATAATGGCTGATGAAATGTAATATAATCTTGAACTGGTGCATCATAGGTATCCACATTGGGAAGTGTTTGGAAAGAGTAATTAACACGTTGTTGGAATAGCCTTAGCTCTTCAGGCATATCGTAAAGGTAGAATGTATTTATGTAGTCATTGATCTGAGCATCGGTAATCTGATTGACCGAGGGCATCTTAGTGATTCTTCTAACTTTAATCTGAATCTGTTCTAAAGCCGTTAAAGGTGCAGTCATAAATTTCCTAAACGGGGGCTTTACCCCCCATGATTATCTCAAAGTTACATATTCGTTAGTGCTACGGTAAGTACCTGTATTGAAACTGAAACGAAAATTCTTCTTGCCTACGTGAGGTACAGGTTGACCCCTATCATCTAGTAGATAAGAGTGCGTTGGGTAGTAGCATCCAGTCTCAAGATGTTTTGCTACGAAAGCAGGGACTTCGTATTCTTCACCGTGAAAGAACTCGTAAGTCTTTTCGACTCCAGGCCAAGGTGCGCAGCTCATTTTCAAGAAACCGCCTACAGGCTCAAAGCATTTGAAAACACCTTTAACCATAGTCATGTCTTTTTCTCTTAAATAGGCAAGATAACCTTTCTTTTGATCGGCGTTTAATGTCCGGCAAAATTCTTGTTTAGCTTTCCCTATAAGAGAATCGATCTTTGCGTAAAGCTCTGTTAAGATCCCGGAACCATTTGATTCCACTGGTTCATCAGATCTTTCTTCTTCATTAATTTTTCTAGCCATAAAATCCTTGTAAATGCCCCCCACTTAGGGGGGCTAATTGTTATAGGGTGTACTGATTGAACTTAGTTGCTTGCCAGTAGATCACATCATTTTCCGAACCTGCAGGTGAGTTAACACCAGCGGCAAGTCTTACTCCTCGAATAGCTACGTTTCTAGTTGCACCATCAAGAACTGATTGGTTTGCTAGAAGGTTTGCTAGAGTTAGAGGTAGATCGCCAAAAGGAACTACATGTGGGAAAGTGATACCAGCAGCAGCCACGGCACTCGTTGGGAATGCAAAGGTTGTAAAGCCTGTGGAATCAATATCTAAAGTGATGGTGTTTGTAGTAGTATTAATCGCTACAATCCGTCCTTCAAGACCTTCCATCTCAACCATTCCAAAGTTAGCAGTTACATGCATCCGAACCACTTGACCTACAGTAAGGTTATGGGTAACAGATAAAGTGACTACAGCTTGTGCAGCTTTGGTAATATTGGTAATGAAAAGACGTGCTGGATAATAGATAGGATCGTAAAGAACCTTTCTATAACTTACGGCTGAAGCAGCAGAACCAGGAGCACCCATATAGGCAAGCTCAAAGTCTGTTCCACTAACGCTACCGATAGTGAAATCCATACCCGCAATTTGAAGTGCACCTGTTGTTCCAAAGATACGAACGACATCACCATCAACTAATCCAGTAGTGGCAGCTGTTACAACAGGAGGGGCAGCATTCGTTACCGAATTTGCACCAGATGCTGTAACAAGAGGACCTACTAGATCTTCAGAGGTATTAACAATAGTAAATCCACCTGAAGCAAGAGTTGTACCATTAAGAGTACTCAAAGTGTCTTCTTTACCGTATTTAACACCAGTATCATTGGCCATTCCTCTATAGTATTCAAATTTAACACCACGACCTGTTGCTTGGGTTGTAGCCATTTGAGTTGCATTCAAAACTTCTATGTGATCAAGATCACAAGGAATATTCAGGATGACAGCAGTACCGGCCGAAGTAAACTTCCCACCGATTTGATTATTTAAAAAAATAGACATGGTTATACCCCCCTTGTCATTCTAAGATTGATGATCCAAGCATCATTCGTGATACGTGGTACTTCAGCAAACTTGTAACCACAAGAAGCATTCAAGGCTAAAGGACCATCATAAATAGGTGGTCTATAGATGAACTGGGACGAATATCCATCTTGTTCGATGCAAGCATAAGCTTCAAGACCAGCTACAAAAACGTTATAAACGTCGTTTCCTAAAGCAGAAGCATTAAGAGTTTTTGATCCAATAGATGAAAGAAGGAATCTCAAATTGGATACTGAACCCCATTCGGCCATCAACGTAGAATTTTGATTCGGATATGACCACTTAGGGATAAAACCTTGGATGTTTTCAATAGAAGACATCAAATCGGTTGAACCCATAGCGATGAAAGCATCGCGCACTGGAGCGGTTCCAAAACGGTCTTCGCCTTCAACACCTGATTCAATGGTATAAGCATCATTACCCAAAAGTGTCTGAATAATACGGTTTACATCATTTCTTGAAGGATCGGTCGGATTATCTCCGTTAGTTCCCCCAGTACAGTTAATAAAGGAAGCTGTAGAGGCCAACATATTACGTGTTAACTCATCTTCAGATTGTCTTAAAGACACCCCTAAACGCTTTGCAGCCTCATTAAGGACTGGGTCTTGGTTTTGAAGTGTCACCTGCTCATTCAAATAAATATAGGTACCATAGAAATCCATCTTGGCATCAATATCTACTGCGGTTAGCTGTTGAGGAGGCGGTGTAATTCCACTATTACCTAGCGGAACGATAGCTGTATTCAGAGGATTGTACCGTCTCATACGTAGAGTCGTACCACCATTGCGAGGCATAGCCATTTGCATAGCAGCAGTTTTGTGAATCATGTAAGGAACAGGAACTGAAAGCAGCTTGTAGTTAAAGCTTTGCTGCACGGGTGCTGGCAAGCTTGAAGTAGTTGTAGTCATTTTTCTCTCGAAATAAAGTTTTTAATCTTTTTTCGAGGGGGCGAAACTCTTTAACAGCCCAACGTGGTGACGATTCCACTACGTCATAGAGAAGCGATCTTCCTTACGCTTATCCGCATTTAATCAGAAGTTTTAATTTAAACTAAAAAAATTGAATTAATTGATTTAAAAATGAAATACCAGAGTTATTAAGACTCAGGGGGCTTAGGACGAAAAGCTTTTTCTATAATAAACTTACTTTTAAGCCATGCAAGAAGGGTGACTTTAGGAAAAAGTAGTTTATGGGGTGAAATCCTGATATAAGGAGGTGCATTGTCATTTTTAATGGATAAACTAACGGCTGCAGGTGAGCTATAAAGACCTAAATCAATCAGATCCTTGCAACGCAAGAATTTACCATACTCTCTTTCGATCTCATCAGATAAAAAATCGTTATATTCTTTCATCTAGTGGTTCCTTTTAGCGGCATCATTCATTTCTTTGAATAAGGCTTTTTTAAGTTCTGGTGTCAATCCATTCGCAAATTTATTAGCATCAGCCAAGGCATTTGTTTTTTTTACCGCTTGAACACTGGTTGGCTTTGACAGATTTTTTTGGATTATTTGATCGTTCTTATCATAATTTTTTTCTTTTGACATATCGGTTCTCTTTAAAATTTTGTAAGCCAATATATGTTGGTTATAAGGATCGTGAGCAAGAGCTTTTATGGATAAAGCAAGTTCAGGCTCATGCTCATTGAGATATTCGACAGCTTCATCGGTAACCACATCATCAAAATCAGTAAACTTAGTCTTAATCGATTGCTGCATAAGTTGAGCTTCGAGCTGAGCAATCTTTTTTTCATGAGAAGTAAGATTTTTTTGAAGATGTTTCTTTTGAATGTAATCATTATCCCCTAACTCTTCTTCTGGTTCTTTCGGTTTAGAGTTTCTAAATTCATTTCTAAGCTCTTCGAGTTGTCTATCTCTTTCTTTTAAAGAACGGTTTAACTCAGCCATTTTCTTTCTGGCTTCTTTCCAATTTTTATCGGCAGGTGTTTCTTCAGGTATTGTGGATGTTTCTTCTTGATTAACTTCTGGTTCTTGGGATTCTGTGGTTTCGGTCACTACTTCTTCCGATACAGCTTCTTCTTCCATGTTTACCTTTTGTTTCTTTTTCTTCACATTAACAATTTATTTTTAAAACCCAAGAGGTTTATCACTTTACATAAAAAATCATGGTTTGTTATTGTTTTAAAAAAAGGAGGTTGTATGGAAGATAAATTTAGACTTACACGTCTTGGAATTTCAGTAGCTCAAAATAACATGAAATTTCTAAGTAAAGAATTAGATGAGATTAACATTATCGTTCAGGATAATTTAGAATTTCTTCAAGAATTAGATCAAGAAATTGAGAATCTTAGACTAAATTCCCAGACTTAAACGCCAATACCATGTTAAGAAGGGTAGACTCTTCGGGTGGCACATCTAAAGGGTGTGCTGCCATCTCATTACACGTCTCTTTATCTGGAATTTGCCATTCAAACTTCAACTCTTCAGTCGTAGGATCAAAAGTATAAAGAGCCATATCATACTCGGGTCTAGGTCTAGTTTGACGGTAATAAAATAGATTTCTTAAAACGTTTACCATCGTTCTTTCTCTACGTGTCTGAACGCAAATGTAAAGCGGATTTACATCAGGATGTACATTCTTAGCATTCATGGCGCACTCGATAAGATTGTCCATATACCCTTTAAGCATCTCTTTCTGGGTATCGACGACGCCTTGTTTTTGATCGCCTTGACTTTGAAGTCTTAAAGAAGCGGCACCAACAGTTTCTTTTTTAGGTTCGTTACCTAACTTGGGAGTTTCTGGCATTTTTCTTTAATATCTCTTTGCTAGTTTTATCAGAACCTTCAGGATTAGGTTTTAAAATCCTATCGATTATCTTTTTACTTTTGGGAGAGGGGCGTGGCATTGAAGGCAAGTGGAACCATCCTTTTAATCCGAATGCCACTAAACGTCATGATCGTTTCGTCTGCATTTCTTCCGATTATATTTCTTTCTAGGGTTACATAGTCGCCTTCAGCGATTTCTTTATCCCCTAGATTTTTTAAAAATGAATAATCAATCAAAATTAATACATTGATTTAGGTCTTTTTGCATTTAGACGATTTTTTGTCATAGAGTTAGCATTATCTACTTTTGACATCGAATCGTCAAGATTGCCGTCTCGAAGATAAGAAGGATTTTTTGGGTAATTTTCCATCTTTACATCTTTAGGCATATTGGCAAAAGATCCTTTATCTGCTCCGAAGCTTTTCATCACATCACCTGTTGTTCCGTAGGTTGTTGGTTATTTGTTTGGTTCCCTGAATTTGTTATCTCATTAAATAGATTTTGTCCTAAATTTTGAGATTGTTGGATAGAGGCTTCGTTTTCAGCTTCTTCTTGTCTTTTTAAGGTATCCACGATCTTAAGTATTCTTTCAGCGTTAAGAATATCCATTTCTTCAATCTCTTTAGCTGCTTTAACTCTAGTAAGAATTGAATCGGCGAGATCTTTATCCGCATTAGCCATTCTTTCGACGGCAAGGGCTTTATTTTCTTGAACACGTGCCAATCTTTCTATACCAAGTCCTTGATCGGCTGTAGCTTTTGCTTCCATCATTTCGATCTTGGCCTGGTTGATTAACATCTCTAGTTTTTTCTTCTCATTCTCCATTTCTGAAGCCTGTTGCTCTTGTCGCTGTAATGCTTCGATAAGTTGTTTTTTGTTCTGAAGAGTAGAAGCTTCGATAAGGAGAGAAGTTGGGATAGGAACTTCCAGCTGACGGAGTTGAAGTAGTTGAGCAAATTGGAGCTGTTTCTGAGTAGCCGTGTTAAGACCTTCTTCAACTTCACAATCGTATTTCCCAAAATTTCGATTATAAAATTCAGGCGCTGGTTCCTCATTAATGATCCTTTGAATCTTTCCGGGTGAAAAATTCTTTTGTATCAGGTCAATGAATATCTTCCCAACTTCCTTCTGGGCGAAATCTAATTGATCGAATAGGATCTGAAGGGTGGTTAAACCAGCTCCTTGACGAAGCATAGAGAGAATACCAGCTTTATCATCGGTAGCAGTACCAAGAAGCTCTTCATTAATACCTGAAATCTCTTGGATTTCTTTAGCTAACATTGAAGAAAGCTCCATCATAGAGCTAGGAACGGAAGGTGCGGGAATTTCCTTAACAGCACCATCTAGGCCACCATATTTAATAACAGCTTCCCCTTTAATAGCAAGAGATCTGCCTTGACCTGTTAAAAAGGCATCTTTCGGGTTTACAAGTGCATCATCAGCAAACTTAATACCAGAGTTAATCTGACTTTCAAGGATATCAAGCTCAATTACTTTTCTTCGGTTATAAAGGTATTGAGAATCCCGTAATCCCCTGACCACCCCTTGACAACGATATGGAAAATAAGGGATTTCAGGCATGTAATAAGCCAAAACAGGGACGAAAGGCATCCTATCAATGCCCATAGGATTAGACCCATTATACATAGTCCTACCGTTGACAGTAATAGCAAGATTAGCAGTAGGGCATTGTTGATCCACTGTAGTGATAGAAGGGAAATGTCTCTTATACAAGGCCAAGTTGTCATCATCACCAGTCCACTCCATTGTTTGACCTGTTTCTCTATCTACTAAAAGCTTTCTCTTTCGATAGGTTAAATACCAAAATTCGTCATAGGTTAAAAGATCCTGCATAGCGTAGTTGTAGGATTGAGGCATGTACTGAAACTTGCCATCTCTCCATCCTCTAGACTGCATATCTTCAATTTCATTCGCTCTATCGGGTAAGATAGAGGCAATTTCTGTTTTAGAAAGCCAGTTTCTCTTCCATAAGAACCGACAATCTGACAAATCTTTTTTTTTGAAGTACGGATCAATTAAATACTCATTATAAGCGACATTGTCAACCTTAATATCTCCGTTTATGGGATCATCTCTATAGTCCATCCAAATGGATAAAAGATTCATCCCAGTAGTGCATGAACCATAAAACGCATCTGATATGTTTTCTAAAGTATTGGCATTTCTGTTAGCCCAAAAAAGAGCTTTTGATAGCTGATCGGAAACATCTTGATCGGAAGATTCTGTAGGTGTAACGATAGTCGAAAGGCGATGTTGTCTTTGGTATCCCGTAATCATATTGATGACACGGCGGATACGGTTGAAGTTGAACTGCTTTCTTCGGTTAGCAGGCAGATTCCCATAGATATCATTCCAAAGGGTTTGATCTCCAGCTAAGAATCTAGTGTCAATATCTGCTTCAGACCAAAAAGATTGGTTAATTTGAATTGATTGAGAGTAATAATACTCCATCATTTCCTGAACTGAACGATCTCCATCTATTTGATAACCGGTATCTAAAATTGGAAATAAAGACATATTATCCTTTGAATCTAAACCGCATAGTATTTAAAGAAAAAATTAGTACCTAGAAATAAAATCGGCTATATATTAGTATGTCTATACATATTCCTTGTCCTCGGCCTACGGGCCGGGGTTTTTAAAGAAATTCTTGCTCACGCTTCCATTCGTAAACTTCCTTTATGATCTTCCTTAAACCATAATCCCATTCTTTCCCTGTCCACCAACCCGGTTGAACTCTTCCGTTTACATCCCTAAGTAAACAAAGGTCGTAAGGGGTACGGGGTTTTTCCTCAGATGCTTTGGTCCAGTTTTTTCTATAGTAGTTTTGATCTCTACCAGAAGGCTCCGTCCCCATCTATTCCCCATGCTTCATTTTTCAAAAGTTGTAGATCTTCTATAGACAGGCTCTTTCCACTTTTATGGTAAAAATGTGACATAAGAACATATCTGATTGAGTCGAGCATGTGGTCATGCTCTTTAATAGGTTTATCCTCCCCTCGGTTTTGTGCTTGAGGGTCCCAACGATAAGAGCCATATTCCTTAATAGTGTTGATGCATCTTCCACATATCTTGAAACCGCCCTGTTGAAGCATGGTTGCGTGATATCTAATACCTTCTAAAACATCGTTATTCGCTTCAATAGCTGAAATATCGTGATGTCTTAACTCGGCTTGCAAGGAAGCAGCAGATGGGTCCATGTAAATCTGCTTTACATTGTATCCACTTATGAATGTTTTTAAGTCTCTGGCATATTCTGCGTCAGTTTTTTGTTTTTGCTCTTTTCTTGAGTCCCAATAATATTCTTTCTCAAGCCAGCAGTTCGGAAACGTTCTTGACGAAAAACCGATAAGAGAAAACGCTGTGGGATTGGCCGTGCCATAGTCGATACCTACTAAATAATATTCTGCAACACCAGGGGGAAAAGTAATTACATGCTGATCCTTGTCAAACATATCAAAAACAGAGCCTTCAGCTAAGACCCATTTTCCTTCAATAAACCTCTGATACCATAATCCGGAGTATTCTGATGTAATAGACTTGATATATTCAGGGGTAAGACTAGGGTTGTCATATAAGTTAAAGTTAAATAGCTTCCGATTGACCTTTTCGTTGTCCAGAAAATCTCTCTTAAGCCAATGGAAAGGAGAATCTGGGTTGGTTGTACCAAAAAGCTTTGCTCCCGGTACGGAAAGCCTCGAAAGTAGCATCTTAAAAAAAGACTCTGGAAGAAGAGTTATTTCATCTATTAAAGCACCTGCAAAGGTAGAACCCCTGATCTTACCTTCTGCTCTTTCATCATTAGCCCCGACAACATGGATAACCCTATTCCACATCTTAATTTCTCTAAGACCTGATTTATATTTAACATCCACTCCTAAAAGATCTATCATGGGACCGATAACGTTTCTTTTAAGAGCATCGGTGGTTCTTCCCACGATCACCATGTCACCTGGAGGGCCGTTATCGATAAAGTTGATAAATTTTAAGAGTGCAGAAAAAGATTTACCCGAACGGACTGCACCAGCCCAGATGTTGATACGAGCGTCTGCTTCATTGTAGGATTTAATCTGTTTTGGTGATAATTCTCTAAAAGCAGTCATCTTTTTTAGATATATCAATTTTTTTAATAATACCTAAATTTTTAAACCTTGTAATAAATAATCAAATGGCTAAAAATCTATCCAAGGAAAAATGATAGATTCAGAAGAAAGTAATGGATCAATAGCTCAGGGGTAGAGCGTCCGCCTGTTAAGTGGATTGTCGATGGTTCGATCCCATCTTGATCCTTAGGGTCTATAGTATAGTGGTTAGTACATCGGGTTTTCAATCCGAGAGGCTGGGTTCAAATCCCGGTAGGCTCAAAAAAGGAATAATATGTCTGAAAGAATTGACGTAAAAGCAATGCTATTTGCTATCAACAAGCATAAAGATCAGTTAGATGATGATGGTAAGAATATGTTTCTTACTCATATTATACCTGTCGTTAAGATTTTAACCCATGTTACCGAAGAACATGATATATTAGCAGCAGCCTATCTACATGATACCCTTGAAGATACTAATACTACCTATGAAGAGTTGCTTAGTGAGTTTGGTGCAAGAATAGCTAACATGGTTATGGAAGTTACACATGAGGGTAAAGCTGATAATAAAGGTTTTTACTTTCCCAGGCTTCAGACTAAAGAAGGCATCATGATTAAATTTGCTGATCGTCTATCCAATATTTCCCGTATGGAATCATGGAGTCCTAAGAGACAAGAGCAGCATCTTAAGAAAAGTAGATTTTGGAATTATGAATAATGGGCAATTAATTCAACGGTTAGAAGTTCACCCTGATATGGTGAAAGTACCTGGTTCGACTCCAGGATTGCCTAATTTAAAGGAGTAATTATGGGAAGTGATATTCATTTACATATTGAGAAGAAGAACAAAGAAGGTAGATGGGAGGCTTTTCCTATTGATGAGCTTTTATTACCTGATGATAGAGACTATGAGGTGTTTGCCTTCTTAGCAGGCGTAAGGGGATACTCTAAATGGGGAAAGATACAAGACCGTGGTTTTCCTGGTGATTCTGAAGTTAACCAAGCAGATTTAGGAGATCATTCCTTTACTCATGCCACCTTATATGAGTTGATACATGCTCCTTGGAAGAAGGCTAATCTCGAGGAATCCTATTTCTGTATCTTTTGCAGGTATGTACTTCCGCGTTTTGTTGACAAAGGATGGTGTGTAAGTGATGATGATAAGAAGAAAGTCAGAATCCTTATAGGTTTTGATTCATAAATTTAATATGAAACAAGGGTACGAAAGGTTCAAAACTTTTTGCGGAGGCTGTGATAGAGCAATCGTAGAGAGGGGTAAAAAATGTCATGTTTGTGGTAAAAAAATGCCAAAGGTAAAACAAAATAAGAAAAAAGCTATTTTAATGGAGCTTAATTCTTAATATGCCGGATTGAATTGATTTATGAAAAAAAAATGTATAAATAGTTTAAGTTATGAATATTTAAAAATAGCTTACGAACGTACTCAATTGATATGCGATCCTATAGAGTTTACTTCTAGAAGAAATCGCCTTTTAAATTTTCTTGCAGAATATATTTTAGAACGTGATGAACCAAAAGAAACTGAAAACCCAAGTGAGTGGATAGACGTTGCAAAAGAAGAGCCACCAAAAGACCGTCCTATATTAGTTCAGTTAAAAAATGGTCAACAAGCAGTAATGAAATATGAAAATGATACCGAGCGATGGAATACACAGGGATGGGAAAGTTGTATTTATTGCGGTGGACAAAGTATGGCTGACGTAAAAGAATGTTCTTGGTCTGGAGAAACAAAGGTAATTGCATTTTGGATGGAGTTACCAAAAAAAATCCCCTGTTTGTAGATCAAGAATGCCGAATAAAAAAGAAAAATACAATGGGTTGGCAGAGTCTGGCTTAATGCAGTAGGAGTTAGAAATAGCTTAAACTTACCCTACAAGCTTGAAGTTATTGTACAGTAGTAAGCACACTGTGTTTTAACTGGGCTTCATAGGTTCGAATCCTATACCCATTAAATGGAAAGTAGTTCAGTTGGTAGAACAACGCACTTTGAATGCGTGGGTCGGTGGTTCGAATCCCCCCTTTCCAAAAATAGCGGTGTCAGGGTAACCTCTGGTCTGCAAAACCAGAAACATGGGTTCGATTCCCATCACCGCTTATTATAAAGGATATACTATGATTAAAAGATTTTTTACTTGGCTCTTAGCTCCTTGTCCGATTCATGCTGCTATACAGCGACAAAGAGATTATGATGCTAGGAATGACCATTTTAGACCATTTTGAACACCAAAAACAATAGGAGAAAACTATGAAGAAATTATTATTACTAGCTTTACTAGCTATGGCTTGTACATCGTGTGTATATCCAAAAACTGAGGTAGTTACTATGAAGCCTACTAAGAATGAACTTGACCCTCAATTTGATATTGCCTGTGTTGTTATTTGTCCTGATGGAGATACTTATACAGTTGACGGAAGTGGCTGTGTAGGGTAATCTTACCTTAATGAATGAATACACCGACTTTTTATGCGGGCTTATGATTCAGGTAGCTAATCTTCTAAAGATCAAGAAACAATCTTTAGGTTGGCTTCTTAGTATGGTTTGTATCGCTTATTGGATCTGTAGAGGTTGGTCCACTGGCTTCATGTCTCAAAGTCTGTGGCATGGAGTCAGTTTTACAATGGCTACTAACGGTTTTTACAAATGGAGAAATAATGAAGTTAACTGATTGCGATCATTATCATACTTTAGATGTAGTTAATGAGATAAGGGTTAGCCTTAAGAAGATCGTTGACCTTCATGTTAACTCCCATGTAAGAGATATCGAACAGAGTTTAGATCTAATATCTTCTTTTTGTTATAAAAAGATAGGTAAATCGGTGTATGAATCTGATCCTAACAATAAGTAACTTAGGTAAAACTTAAAATAAAGCTTGACAAATGAGCATGTTTGTTATTAAAATAGCAACAGGAACTAAGTCGCAGAGCGACAACATAAAGTAGACCTTCCGATTCAAGAATCGTTCATAGTTACAATATCGCTCATAGTTCAAAGATCTACATAGATTAGCTCCTTAGTAAGGAACCAATCGGAAGGTCATAAAACCTATGTATTCAACAGATAACCGATCCGTTAACCGATCTTTTTCATAAAAACATTTGGTTGTTCAGGGATAACTTTACTTATCAAGATGATGATAAGGATGTTGTTTTTGGTAGAAATTTTTTGTAGGGGGGATCGTTTATTACATTGAATACATTGATGTTGGTTTGATGTGGGTTTTTTATGGGGGGTTTGGTTAGTTTGGGGAGGGTGTATATATATTCTTCCTTCCTCGATGGAACCTAATCGGGGCGACGGCGCCCCTCTGTTACCTCCCCTAAAGTTAAAACTTTAGTTTGATACTTAATTATAATTTAATATTTCATTTAAATAAAAACTTGACGGCGAGACGGCTCGCCGGTAAAGAGAACGAAAGTTAGTTTGACTTTAGTTAGACTTAGTTGATACGTTTATATTAAATGAACGAAATGCCTCTCGCACGTCTGAAACGTCTGAAGACGCGGCGTCCCCGTACCCGCGACTTTGTCCCTGGTTATCAAGGAAGTACTGAATGCCCTTCAGAGCAATGTCTGGACGTGTTTCGACGAGGTTAATTATTTTGGAGAGATTGCACTCTGCCGTATCCAACCAGTTTTCGCGAGCTTCTTTTCTAATTGTCTTCAGCTTATCGCGAATTCCATAGCTATCCAAAGCTCTATATATATGTGAGTAATGCACTCCGAGTGTTTCAGCAGCTTTAGATACTAAGCCTGAATTTGTTACTAAAGCTTTTATGATCTCTTGTTCAGTGAGTTCTTTGTCGAGCGGTGTTCTTTTTCTAGTCATCTTAAGATCCTTTTTTACGACATATAGATACAACTTCATATATGTGTCTTAGCT